TGGTGGATTATCAAGAACTGCAACTTCTGCATTAAGACAATTACTAGATGCAGGAACATTATCTAATTTACCTGCAGGATTTAAAATGAGAGGTATTAGAATTAGAGATGATGCACAATCAATTCAACCTGGTGAGTTTAGAGATGTAGACGCACCTGGTGGAAATTTAAGAGATTCATTTATGATGCTTCCGTTTAAAGAACCATCACAAACTTTATTAAGTTTGATGGGTATTGTAGTTCAAGCAGGTCAAAGATTTGCATCGATTGCAGATCTACAAGTTGGTGATGGCAATCAACAAGCAGCAGTAGGAACAACCGTTGCATTATTAGAACGTGGTTCAAGAACTATGTCAGCTATTCACAAAAGAATTTACTCAGCTCTTAAAAATGAATTTAGAATTTTAGCTAGAGTATTCAAGTTATATCTACCACAAGAATATCCGTATGATGTCGTTGGGGGTCAAAAAATGATTATGCAATCTGATTTTGATGATAGAGTAGATATAGTGCCAGTTGCTGACCCTAACATTTTTTCTCAAACACAGCGTATTTCACTCGCGCAAACGGAACTCCAGCTGGCACAATCTAATCCACAAATGCACAATATGTATCAATCATATAGAAATATGTATGAAGCATTAGGCGTAAAAAATATTGATCAGGTTTTAATAAGACCACAACAACCAGCTCCTAAAGATCCAGCGTTAGAACATATTGATGCTTTAGGCGGAGCACAGTTTCAAGCATTTCCCGGACAAGATCATAGAGCACACATCACAGCTCACTTAAATTTTATGGCAACCAACATTGCAAGAAACAATCCAATGGTAATGGCAAGTCTTGAGAAAAATATTTTTGAACATATTAGTCTAATGGCTCAAGAACAAATTGAATTAGAATTCAAAGATGAGTTAGTACAAATGCAACAGATGCAAATGGCTATGCAACAGAATCCACAAATGGCACAACAGATGCAAATGCAGTTCATGATGACACAACAAAGAGTGGAAGCAAGAAAAGCACAACTAATTGCTGAAATGATGGAAGAATTTATGAACGAAGAAAAGAAAATTACTTCACAATTTGATAATGATCCTATTGCTAAACTAAGAGAAAGAGAATTAGACCTTAGAGCAATGGAGAATCAACGTAAAAAAGATCAAGATGAGGAAAGAATGAATCTTGATAAGATGAAAACTATGATGAACCAGACAAATCAAGAAGATAAGCTTCAACAAAATGAAGAATTAGCAAATTTAAGAGCTGATACTTCAATTGAAAAGACTATTTTAAGTAAAACTATACCAAGTGCAGACTCAATGATGAAAAACACTGGTAATATGGTTCCAAATGTTGAAATCATGCGTAAAGGTTAGTGACAATTAAGAAAAAAACAGTTAAAATAAAAAAATAAGGAGACAATTATGGAAAAATTAGACAAAATCAAAGAAGTTAAAGTTTCTGATCAACAAGTTGAGATAGATCCAAGATCTAAAACAACTGCTGATGGTGCTTATAACTATATTGGCACTGGTGGACCTGAGGAAGAAGTTCAAGGTCAAGGAGCAGTGTTAGCAGACAAGAAAAGAAAATCAAAAGCTTACTAATATGTGGTTATCGGCAATTAAATTAGCCGTTTCTGCTGGAAGTAAAATATACGCTAACAAGCAGAAGACTAAAATGGCTATGTCAGAGGCACAGTTGATGCATGCATCTCGTATGGCTGAAGGTAAGGAAGCTTACCAAGGTAAATTATTAGAAGCTAGACAATCGGACTGGAAGGACGAGGCGGTTCTTGTAATTTTGTCGGCGCCAATAGCAATTTTGGCTTGGGCAGTCGTATCGGATGATCCAACTGCGATGGATAAGGTAAATAGGTTCTTCGAATTATTTTCTACACTCCCTTCATGGTTCACTAATCTTTGGATATTGGTTGTAGCAAGTATCTATGGTATAAAAGGCACACAAATTTTTAGAAACAACGGAGGAAAAAAATAATGAGAAAAAAATTTAGTAATGGCGGAAACGGTTTAACAAAAGCACAAAAAACTTTACCTGCAGAATTAAAGAAAAAAATTTTAATGGCTAAAGGTAAAAAGAAAAAAGAAAAATCACCTATAGCTAAAATGGTTAAAACATAATGGCTAAACTTTGCGCAAAAGGCAAAGCAGCCGCTAAAAGAAAATTTAAAGTATATCCTTCAGCTTATGCTAATATGTATGCTTCAGGAGTTTGCTCAGGTAAAATTACACCAGGTGGTAAAAAAGGAAGTAGAAAAAAAGCTGGGAATGGTGGTTTGATGGCAGGCATGGCTAGAAAACGAAGAGTTAGTTGTGCGTAGGAATTTTGCAGAAGGTGGTTTAAGAAAATGGGTATCAGAGAAATGGGTCGATATCGGAGCACCGAAGAAAGATGGCAAGTATCAACCATGCGGGAGAAGCAAGGGGAGCAAAAGGAAATATCCAAAATGCGTACCACTTGCAAAAGCCACACGGATGACAAAAGGACAAAAGGCATCTGCTGTAAAACGAAAAAGAGCAGCGGGTAATCCTGGTGGTAAGCCAACAAACGTAAAAACATTTACAAAGAAAACATAATGAATTTAGAAAAAGATTTACAAAAACAAATTAGAGAAAAAAGATTAAAAGAATCTGCTATTGCTCAACTTAGAAAAAGAAGTAAAGATTCAATTGCAAGACCTAGAGCAGAAAAAAATATTTTAACAGATAATCCAAATCTACAAAAAATATAATGAATAAATATAATAAAAAAACAAAAGAAAAAGATACTTCATCAAAAACATATAAATACGGTCGAGATGAAAGTAAAAATAATATTAGAGATTTACCTAGAGGTTTACAAATAGATACTACTACAGGTGAAGGAACTACTATTACTAGACTTAAAAAAGCAAAAGGTGGCTCAATTAGAAAAACTACTAAAGGTAAAGGTGCTAATTACAGACCAACTAAATCAGGAGCTGGTATGACTGCTAAAGGTGTAAGAGCTTATAGAGCAGCAAACCCTGGATCAAAATTAAAAACAGCAGTGACTGGTAAAGTTAAAAAAGGTTCAGCTGCAGCGAAAAGAAGAAAATCATATTGTGCAAGATCAGCAGGACAATTAAAAAATTCATCAGCTAAAACTAGAAATGATCCTAATTCTAGAATCAGGCAAGCTAGAAGACGTTGGAAATGCTAGATAGATTAGTATATAAATTTTTTGGTTTTCTGGATAATGCCGTTGCATTTGTTGAAACAGGTGCTATAAAAATAACCGAATGGTGTTGGCATTCAAGAGTTAATTTACTAAATAAAAGGAGAAAGAAAAATGTTAAACGAAGAGTTAACCATATTAAATAAAATACAGAGACAACTAAAAGAACAATATCAATCTATTGGAGATAATATGATTGGTGGAGGTGTTGACAATATGGAAAAATACAAGTATATGATGGGACAGGCACATGCCTATTTAAGAATATCACAGGAAATATCAAACCTGCTAAATCCTAAGGAGGAAAAAAATGATACTGAAAGACCAGAAAACGTCGTCGACTTCGGAAGAACCGAAAGTTAAATCGGCACTATTAGATAAATACAAAGATGATCATCAAAAAGAAGTTGATGGTTATGAAAGATTAAAAACAAAAGAATCTTCTAAACTACCTAAACCAACTGGATGGAGACTTGTAGTTCTTCCATTTAAATTACCAGAAAAAACTAGAGGTGGATTATACCTTGGACAAGATACACTTGAAAGACAACAAGTAGGTTCTACTTGTGGGTTAGTTCTTGCTATGGGACCACACTGTTATGACAAAGATAAATTTCCTGAAGGAGCTTGGTGTAAAAAAGGCGATTGGGTAATTTTTGCAAAATATGCTGGATCAAGAATTCAGATTGATGGCGGAGAAGTAAGATTGCTAAATGATGATGAAGTTTTAGCAACCATCGATAAACCCGAAGATATACTTCATCAATATTAACCACATAGGAGGAAACTATGCAACAAGAAGAAAATAAAACAGTAGATATAGATACAACTGGTCCAGCGATGGATGTCGATATTGCTGAAGAAAAAAATCAAACAGAGATTGAACAACCGGAAATAAAAGAAGAACCGACTGTAAGACCTGTTGTAGAAGATGAAACAGTTCCAGAAGATAAGACTCATGAAAATGAACGTCAAATTAAATTGGAAAATTCACCTGAAGAACCTAAAGAAGATGAGCTAAAACAATATTCTGATGGTGTGCAAAAAAGAATTGCAAAGCTTACTAAAAAATGGAGAGAAGCTGAGAGACAAAAAGAAGAAGCTTTAACTTATGCTGAAAGAGTTATGCAGGATAAGAAAAAAGTTGATGAAAAAATCTCGAAGCTGGAACCCGGATTCATGAAGTCTACAGAAGATTCTATTACATCTGGATTAGAATCTGCAAAGGCAAGATTAGCTGCTGCTAGAGAAGCAGGAGATATTAATGCTGAAGTAGAAGCTCAAACAATGATTTCTGAACTAGGTTACAAACAAGCTAGATTTTTAGAAGCTAAAATAAATCAAGAACAAGAAAGTAAACTTAAAGAAACTGAGGTTGCAAAACCTGAAGTTAATTTAAATAGACAAGAAGTAGCACAAGGAACACCTGATCCTAAAGCTTCATCATGGGCAGAAAAAAACACATGGTTTGGTAGAGATAGCGCTATGACTTATACTGCTTTTGATTTACATAAGAAATTAACAGAAGATGAAGGTTTTGATCCTCAATCTGATGAGTATTATTCTGAAATTGATAAAAGAATAAGACTTGAATTTCCCCACAAATTTGTTAATAATGAACAAAAGGTAGAAACGGCTAAACCTGTACAGACAGTTGCATCTGCAAAAAGAAGTACTAAATCTGGTCGCAAAACTGTGAGACTCACTTCATCACAAGTAGCAATAGCTAAAAAATTAGGAGTGCCGCTAGAAGAATATGCGAAACAATTAAATATCACGAAGGAGGTATAAGCATATGGAAAATAATAATGACAAAAGAACCTCGCGTGCGAGTCAAACTAGAGAAAAAACAACTCAGAAAAAAGTTTGGTCTCCACCATCAAGTTTAGATGCACCCCCTGCACCGGCAGGTTTTACGCACAGATGGATTAGAGCAGAAACCTTAGGATTTCATGACACTAAGAATGTCGCTGGAAGAATAAGATCGGGATATGAATTAGTTAGATCTGATGAATATCCAGATTCTGATTATCCACAAGTAGAAGACGGTAAATATAAGGGAGTGATCGGAGTTGGTGGCCTTGTGCTGGCAAGGGTACCGGAAGAAATCGCACAACAACGTACTGACTATTATACAAAACAAGCTCAGGACAATGTTGAAGCAGTTGACAACGATTTAATGAAGGAACAGCATCCAAGTATGCCTATCAATATTGATAGACAAACTCGTGTAACCTTCGGTGGTACAAAGAAAAGTTAATTTTTTAACTATTACTAGACCACTGGATAAACTTAACAATGTCTAAGGAGGACAAATACTATGGCAAATAAAGACGCCGCTTTCGGTTTGAAAGCAATTGGTAAAGTCGGACAGAATAGAGACAACCAAGGTTTATCTGAGTACAGCATTGCAGCTTCTGCAACAGCTATTTATCAATGGGACCCAGTTGAAATGTTAGCAACTGGAACTATTGGTGTAGCCGCAGCAACTGATGTTTTAATCGGATCACTAAATGGTGTTTTCTACACTGACGCATCAACAAGTAAACCAACATGGGCAAATCACTTAGAAGCTGCTAACACAGCTACTGATATTGTAGGTTTCGTTTCAGACGATCCTTATGAGAGATTTGAAGTACAAAGTGCTGGTACAGTAGCCGCTGCAGATATCGGTTTATGTGCTGACATTTCGTACGCTGCAGGCTCTTCACCTGATTACATTTCTAAAACAGAAATTTCAGGAACTATGGCAACAGGTACAGCTCAGTTGAAAATAATAGGTGTTTCAAAAGATCCTGATAATGATGAACTAGGCGCAGCTAATGCGAATGTAGTTGTTATTATCAACGAACACTTCTTGAAACAAACAGCCGGAATATAATAGGAGGATAATTATGGCGATATCTAGAGGACAACTAGTTAAAGAACTAGAGCCAGGTTTGAATGCATTATTCGGTCTGGAATATAAACGTTATGAAAATCAGCATGCTGAAATATACACTACAGAATCTTCGGACAGAGCGTTTGAAGAAGAAGTTATGTTATCAGGTTTTGCTCAAGCACAGACTAAGTCTGAGGGTGCTGGTGTGGTTTTTGACAATGCTCAAGAAACTTACACTGCAAGATACACTCACGAGACTGTAGCTTTAGCATTTTCAATCACTGAAGAAGCGGTTGAAGATAACCTATACGACAGACTTGGTAGTAGATATACTAAAGCATTAGCTAGATCTATGGCGAACACTAAACAAGTTAAAGCGGTTAACCCATTAGTTAATGGTTTTGGTACATTCACTTCAGGGGATGGTTCTGCATTATTTGCAACTAACCACCCTACAATTGGTGGAACTGTAGCTAACACATTAGCAACGGCTGCCGACTTGAATGAAACTTCATTAGAGCAATCATTAATCGATATTGCTGCAATGACAGACGAAAGAGGTCTAAAAATTGCTGCAAGAGGTGTAAAAATGATTATTCCTTCTGAGCTTCAATTCACTGCTGAGAGATTAATGAAATCTCAAGGTAGAGTTGGTACTGCTGATAATGATATCAATGCAATCGTTTCTATGGGAATGGTTCCTCAAGGTTATAGAGTGAACAATTTCTTAACTGATCCAGATGCATTCTACATTATCACAGACGTGCCTAATGGAATGAAGTACTTTGAAAGAGCAGCTATTAAAACTGCTATGGAAGGTGACTTCGATACTGGTAACGTAAGATACAAAGCTAGAGAAAGATACTCATTTGGTGTATCTGACTATAGAGGTATTTTTGCATCACCAGGTGCATAATAATTAGAAATTTTGAGGCGAGACACAATCTCGCCTCATTATTAATATAGAAAGAAAAAATGACTCAATATAAATACTTAGTAAAAATTTTTACAAAACATCTTCAAACAAAATTTGAAATCGAAAGTGAAAAAGAAATAAATAATGCGGACGAGCTAAATAAACCCATTATTGACTTTTTAGGAAAATCTGATATAAAATGGGAACAAAATGATATGCAGTACACTAGTACTTCAAATGATTTTTACATAACCTATGAGGAGGTTACAGATGGCTCAGGACAACATGGTACTGTTCGCAAAGAAACTGAAACTCGAGTCTAAATGGAACGAGTTGTTTCTTGAAAACAAAGGACAAATAACACCAGAAATGTCTGTTCTAGGTGATGAGATCAAAAAAGTAATTAGATCAATCATTGCAGAACAAGAAGCAGAAGTTCATAATAATCCTAGAGATGGTGAAATCCATCTTTATGCTGGTTAATTAGAACTTAAACATTACTGAAAACGATTTTTATCCTAGGGATTTCTTGCACTTTTTTATAATTTCATATATAAAATAATCACTATACATAAATTAATATTCTGCATAGACGCAGTATAGTCGACAGCCTAGAGACTATGTAGAATTTAACTAGGAGAATAATCATGGCAAACACTACATTTACAGGACCGGTAACATCATTAAATGGTTTTATTGGTGGACCTAACGTTAACGCAGGAGACACTCAACAAGGTGGAACAACTCCTTACACAGTTACAGACGCTAACACAATCACAGACGGAACTAATAGTCTTGAAGCAGCTGATAATGAAGGTGTATTAGTTTACGTACAAAATGGTGCAGCAGGTGCAGCAGTTTACGCTTTTTCAGATGGAACAAACTGGAAAAGATTAGACACATTAGCAAATATTGCAGCAG